CCTTGATTTTTGCGTGTACGAGTTGAGGGGATTTAAGGGATGGCGGGACCGTTGCCGAAAGACCCGGCTGTAAAGCAGCGGCGCAACCGCGTTTCGGGGGCGGCGACGCTGGCGGCCGCGCCGGACGCGCGCCGACGGGTGCCTCCGCTGCCGAAGCGCACGGACGCCGAGGGCAAGCCGCACGAGTGGCAGGCGTTGACGCGCGCGTGGTGGCGGGATGTGTGGCGGTCGCCGATGGCCAGCGAGTACCTCCAGGCGGACGTGCATGGGTTGTACCGGCTGGCGGTGCTGGTGGATCAGTTCTGGGCGCAGCCGACGAAGGAGCTCGCGGCGGAGATCCGGCTGCAGCAGCAGTGTTTCGGGTTGACGCCGATTGATCGCCGGCGGTTGCAGTGGGAGGTCGAGCGGGTGGAGGCTGTGACGGCCGGCAAGCGGCGGCCGCACCAGGTGGACCAGCCGCCCGCGGTGATCGAGGACCCGCGCAAGATGCTGAGGCTGGTCGGGTGACGATTTTGTGTGTGCCGAGCCTGGAAGAGGAGCCGTGGCCGACGCTGGGGCCGCTGGTCTGCGACTTTATCGAGTCCTACCTGGTGTTCGGGCCGGGGGACCTCCGGGGGGAGCCGGCGCGGCTGGACAGCGAGAAGCGGGCGCTGATTTATCGGGCCTACGAGGTGTTCCCGGCGGGACATCCGCAGGCCGGGCGGCGGCGCTTCAAGCGGGTGGCCATCAGCCTCCGCAAGGGCAGCGCGAAGACGGAGTTCGCAGCGTGGATTGCGGCGGCGGAGCTGCACCCGGACGGGCCGGTGCGCTGCGATGGGTTCGATGCGTACGGGCGGCCGGTGGGCCGGGGCGTGGTAGACCCGTATATCCCGATGGTGGCGTACACCGAAGAGCAGTCGGAGGACCTGGCCTACGGGGCGCTGCGGGTGATCCTGCAGTACAGCCAGATTGCGGACGACTTCGACATCGGGCTGGAGCGCATCATGCGGGTGAACGGGGACGGCAAGGCCGTGGCGCTGGCCAGCGCGCCGGACGCGCGCGACGGGGCGCGCACGACGTTCCAGCATTTCGACGAAACGCACCGCTTCACCCTGCCGCGCTTGAAGAGCGCGCACCGGACGATGATGGCGAACATTCCGAAGCGGCGGCTGTCGGACGCCTGGTCGTTGGAGACGACGACGGCGCCGGCGCCGGGCGAGGGCAGCGTCGCCGAGGATACGATGGACTACGGCCGGCAGGTGGCCGATGGGAAGATCGCCGATTCGAGGCTCTTCTTCTTCCACCGGCAGGCCGGGGAGCACGATCTGAGCACGGAGGCCGGGATTCGGGCGGCCGTGATCGAGGCGAGCGGGCCGGTCGCGGAGTGGAGCGACATCGACGGCATCATCGAGCAGTGGCGGGACCCGACAGCCGACCGGACGTATCTCGAACGGGTGTGGCTGAACCGGCTGGTGCGCTCGGCGGAACGGGCGTTTGACGCCGAGCGGTGGAAGGAGCTGGCCGCACCTCACCCCGTGCCGGATGGCGAGCTGATTACGCTGGGTTTCGACGGCAGCCGCTACAACGATGCGACGGCGCTGGTGGGGACGCACGTGGCGAGCGGCTACCAGTGGCTCATCGGGTGTTGGGAGCAGCCGGCGGCCAGCCATGCGGACACGGCGCAGGCCTGGGAAGTGCCGCTGAAAGAGGTCGAGGAGGCGGTGCAGGAGGCCTTCCGGCGCTGGGATGTGTGGCGGCTGTATGCGGACCCGCCCTACTGGGAGTCGCATGTGAGCACGTGGGCCGGACAATTCGGGGAGAAGCGGGTGCTGGAGTGGTGGACGAACCGGCTCAGGCCGATGGCGTATGCGATCCGCTCGTTTGCGAATGCGCTGACGGCGGGGGAGCTGACGCACGACGGGAGCCCGGTGCTGCAGCGCCACGTGGGGAATGCGGTGCGGCGGACGCTGAACATGCGCGACGAGACCGGGGTGCCGCTCTGGGTCATGCAGAAGGAGCGCAGCGACTCGCCGCACAAGATCGATGCGGCGATGGCGGCGGTGCTCGCCTGGGAGGCGCGCAACGATGCGCTGGCGTCCGGCGTGGGCGGGCCGAGCAAATACGAGAGCGAGGGTCTGCTGATCCTGTGAACGAGGCCGTTAAGGGTTTGCGCGCAAACAGTGAGGACGCATGAGAGAGACGCTGGCGGAGCTGGGGGTGATCGTGGTGGGGCTGGTGCTGCTGAGCGTGGGGCTGAGCGTGACGTTCGGCTGGGCCTGGGCCTGCATCGTGGTCGGTGGGCTGCTGCTGGCGCTGGGGGCGTGGTCGGCGGCCGCGGGGCCGGGCGATAGGGGGACGTGATGGGGTGGTTGAGCCGGCTGGTTGAGCGAGAGCGTAAGGCGCTGGTGGTCAACGGGGATACGACGGCGCTGTGGACGTCGGGGAAGGCGCATACGGGGCGCCGGGTGGACGTGGACACGGCGCTGTCGCAGATCACGGTGTTCGCTTGTGTCAACCTGATCTCGGAGTCGGTGGGGATGGTGCCGCTGGTGTTGTATCGCCGGCTGGAGGGACGCGGCAAGGAAGAGGCGACGAATCACCCGCTCTACCGGGTCCTGCACTATGCGCCGAACCCGGAGTCAACTGCGCAGGAAGATTACGAGTACAAGGCGGCCTGCCTGGCGCTGTGGGGCAACGCCTACTCGGAGATCGAGTTTGACGGGGCCGGGCGGCGCCGGGCGGTCTGGCCGCTGCGGCCGGACAGGATGACGGTAGGGGTGGACGAGCAAAACCGGCGCGTTTACGACTACCTGCTGCCCAGTGGCGACACGGTGCGCCTGGACCGCTGGCGGGTGTGGCACATCAAGGGCTGGGGCACGGACCCCTGGGTGGGCAAGAGCCGGATCGGGCTGGCGCGCGAGGCTATCGGGCTGGCGCTGGCGACGGAGGAGTTCGGGGGGCGCTTTTTCGCGAATGACTCGCGGCCGGGCGGGGTCCTCAAACATCCGACCAAGCTCAGCAACGAAGCGAAGGCCCGCGTGAAGGCGAGCTGGGAGGACATGCACAGGGGGCTGGATAACGCGAACCGGGTGGCGGTGCTGGAGGAGGGGCTGGAGTGGCAGACCATCGGCGTGCCGCCGGAGGACGCGCAGTTCCTCGAAACCCGGACGTTTCAGCGGTCGGAGATTTGTTCCCTCTTCCGGGTCCCGCCGCACATGGTGGGCATCGTGGAGAACTCGACGAGCTGGGGGACGGGGATCGGGCAGCAGACGCAGGGGTTTGTCACGTTCGACCTGGGGCCGTACCTGACGCGCATCGCGCAAAGCGCCTACCGGGACCTGTTGAGCCCGAGTGAGCAGCAGCGGTACTTTGCGGAGTTCCGGAGCGCAGCCCTGGTGCAGAACGACCTGCCGGCGCGCTGGGCCTCGTACATGAATGGCCTGACGACGGGCGTGTACAGCATCAACGATGTGCTCGAAAAGGAAAACATGAATCCGATTCCGGGCGGCGACGTGCACCTGGTGCCGCTGAACATGCAGCGGTTGGAGGATGCGGGGAAGGGCGCGGAGACGGGGCAGACATCAGAGACGGGGCGGACACGCAGGTCCGCCCCTACGGATGCCGACGCAGGGGAGGCGAACGATGCCTGAGTATAAGACGAGTCCGCAATACATCAAGGCGATTGACGGGCGGACGGTGACCGGCGTTTTTGCCGTGCATGGCAATGTGGACGTGGGGCGGGATCGCTCGCATCCGGGCGCGTTTGCGAAGACGTTTGCGGAGGGGATGCGGCGGGTTAAGTTCCTGTGGATGCACAACCCCTTCGACCCGCCGACGGCCGTCATCAAGAGCCTGCGCGAGGTGAGCCGGGAGGAACTGCCGGCGGAGGTCCTGGCGCTGGCGCCGGGCGCGACGGGCGGGGCGGAGGTGGTCCGCGAGTACCTGCCCACGCCACGCGGAGACGAAATCCTGACGGGGATCAAGGCCGGGGCGATCAACGAGATGAGCTACGGCTATGACCCGGTCAAGTTCGATTTCGAGCAGCTCCCCGAGGGCAAGATGGTGCGCAACCTGCGCGAGGTCAAGCTGTGGGACATCAGCGACGTGACGTGGGGGCTGAACCAGGCGACGGTGGGCAGCAAGTTCAGCGTGCCGCTGGCGCTGCTGGTGGAGCAGTTGCGGGCGCTAGGCGCGGAGTTGAAGTCCGGGCGACGGCCCGTGGCGGATGACCAGGCGCTGATCGACCAGTTGCGCGACCTGGTGGGCGACCTGGCTGCGAGTACGGAGACCCCTGTGGGGGAGGCCGAGGACGGCAAGAGCCGAGCCGGGGGTGCGTCTGACGACGCTCAACCCACTCACTCTGATGGCGTTGACGTGGCCCGGGAGTATGTACGGTTTCAACAGATCGTGGCCCGCTTACAGGGCTAAAGGAGTGAGAATCATGGCTGGCAAACTGGAGCAGAAGCGCGAGGAGCTGCGGGCGAAGCAGGCCGCGCTGGCAGGGATGTTCGAGGCGGCCGGGGCGGACCTGGACCTCGGCAAAGTGGAGGCCCTGAAGGGCTTCAAGGACTCGGCGGCGAAGGCCGGCGAGATCAAGCGGCTCAACACGGAACTGACCGAGTTGGGCGTGGAAGTGGACGGGCTCGTCGAGCTGGAGCGGATCGGCGCGGAGAACAAGGCGTTGGGCACCCGGCTGGACAAGCCGCAGGGCACCGTCGTGCCGCAGTCGACCGGGGTGGAGCCGGTGCGGCCGCAGAAGTCGCTGGGCCAGATGTTCGTCGAGTCGCCGGAGTTCAAGGGCCGCAGCGCCCGGAACATGCAGTCGGTGCTGCTGCCGGACATGGACGTCAAGACGCTGATGACCCAGGCCGCGGGCTGGGCGCCGGAGAATATCCGGCAGCCGGGCTTCGTGCCGAGCGCGCAGCGGCAGCCGACCGTGACCGATGTGATCCCGGTGGGGCAGACGAGCCAGGCGGCCGTGGTCTACATGCTGGAGACCACGTTCACCAACAACGCAGCCGAACGGGCCGAGGGCGCGAACAACGCGGGCGAAGCGGCCCTGGCGCTGACGGCGACCACCTCGACCGTGCGCCAGGTGGCCGTGTGGCTGCCCGTGACGCAGGAGCAGATGGACGATGTGCCCTACGTGCAGGGCTACGTCAACAACCGGATTCCGCTGATGCTGCGCCAGCGCCTGAGCCAGCAGTTGCTGGTGGGGAACGGCGCGCCGCCGAACCTAGCCGGCATCATCGGCATGGCGAACGTCAACACCCAGGCGAAGGGCGCGGACCCGACCCCGGATGCGATCTACAAGGGCATGACCCAGATCATGGTGACCGGGTTTGCGAACCCGAACTTCGCGGTGTTCCACCCGAACGACTGGCAGGACATCCGCCTGCTGCGGACCGCAGACGGCATCTACATCTGGGGCAGCCCGGCGGACCCGGGGCCAGATCGCATCTGGGGCCTGAGCGTGGTGAAGGACACCGCCTGCACCGAGAACACGGCCGTCGTCGGCGACAGCGCGTTCTGGGAGCTGGTCATGCGGCAAGGGCTGGAGATGGAATACACCGACAGCCACGCGAGCCTGTTCATCCAGTACACGCTGGCGATCCGGGCGAGCGTGCGCGCGGCGTTCTGTGTCTACCGGCCGAGCGCGTTCTGCCAGGTGACTGGGATCTAGTCCTGCGGGGCGGACGGGGCGGACACGCACGGGGCGGACACGTAGGTCCGCCCCTACCAGGATCGCCCCGACGGGGACAAGAAGAGGAGGGCGAGATGCCTGTAATTGAGGGTGCGAGCAGCGTCCTGCAGAACGCCGGGGCGCCGGTCAACGGGACGGACGAGACGCAGACGCTGACCTATGCGGGGGGGGATGCGGTGGCGGTGGCCGGGACGTTCAAGTTGAACTTCGAGGGCTACCGCACGACGGACCTGGCCTACAACATCAGCGCGGCGAACATGCAGGTTGCGCTGCGCCTGCTGCCGAGCATCGGCTCGGCCGGGGTGACTGTGTCGGTGGCCGCGGGGCCGCCCAGGGTCTACACGGTGACTTTCGGCGGCACGAACATGGCGAAGAAGGCGCAGCCGCTGATCACGGTCGAGGACAACACGATGACGGCCAACGGCGGCGGGGCAGTGACGATCACGGTGGCCGAGGGGACGCCGGGCGTGACGGCGACGGCCCTGGGTGCGCCGAAGGGTGCGCTGCTGGTCGACACTACGACGCCCGACCTGTACATCAACGATGGGACGCCGGCGGCGCCCACCTGGACGAAGGTAAGCCCCTGAGTTGGGGGCGCCCGGATACCGGGCGGAGAGGAGTCTGACAGATGAACGAGGTGAAGCAGTTTACCCTCGGGGCGTACTCGGAGGGGAGCCAGGTGCTGGGGGCGGCGGCGAAGATGGGCATCCCGGCGATGCTGTCGAAGTGGGATCACTTCGCGCTGGGCGGGTTCATGTTCAACACGCACGAGACGACCATCGGGACCCCGATCACGGGCGGGGCGGTGAATGCGGGCGGCATCGTGCTGACGGCGCCGGCGATCCGCATGACGGTGCCGACGGGGCTGACGGTGTTCCCGCGGCGGCTGAACCTGGCGATCCAGACGGCGGCCGGCACGCTGAACGAGCTGCAGGTGGTGGCGAGCGATGGTGACACCTACACCTCGGGCGGCGCGGTGCTGACGGCGTACAACTGGCGCATGGACGATCTGCGGGCCTCGGGCGTGGCGAACCTGCGCCACTGCTCGGGCGCGGCGCTCGTGGAGGCGGCCATCTCGAACCCACGGCAGTTGTGGACCTACACGCGGGCGCTGGCCTTCGCGGCCGGCGAGTCCTACGACGGGCTGACCACGGTGGAATGGGACGACCTGGTCCCGCTGGTGGGGCCGTGCTCGCTGTTGGTGTACCTGGGTGCGGCAGGGACGGCGCTGACCTATACGTTTGCGCTGGACTGGGCGGAAGTGCCGAGCGTCAACGTTTGACCCTGATGGCGGGGGGACGGGGTGCGAGCGTCGTTCGCCTAACCCCGTCCCCCAGGGTGGCTCAACTCGTAAGGTTGTGTTAGGGGATGGAGCTAGGGTACGGCTCATAAGCTGATGTTAGGGGAAGCGACGATGACGGAATGGATCACCAACAGGAGTTATAGGGAGAATATATGAAAAAAATCTTACCATTGTTGTTGGCATTTGTGCTGTTGGGGGGGGTAGCATTAGCAGCACTATCTACATCAAGTAGTGCGGATGCCGGGCAAGGTCCGAGTGTGTGTCTGCAATGGGCCACTGTGACGCCGCAGGCGTGTTCCTGCGAACCAACGGCGACGGCGACAGCGACGATTCGCGTGCGTCCGCCCATTTCTCCCAACTTGTCGATTGAGCTTGGCGTACCGCAGGCGGGGGAATAGTCATGTAAAGCAGGCGGTCGCCGCGGCGACCGCCTGAGCAGGTTGGAAATCATGGCAACTGATGGACCCAATATTGCAGGCACAGGAGCAAACGATACTGCTGTCGGAACCGTGCAATGGACAAACCCAGGCAACATTACGGCAAACGACACGGCTTGGGCGACGGCTGGTAGTACAACTGCTACCAGCAATTATCTAAAAGCCACCAACTTTGGATTTGATGTGCCAGCAGGAGCGACTATCAACGGCGTGGAAATCGCCATTAATCGGTATTCCAATCGCAGCGGCACGCGTTATGTTGTCGATAATATTGCTAAGCTGGTAGTCGGCGGAACGATCACGGGGAATAGCAAGGCCGACACAGTAAATCAATGGGATGTCTCCAATGCCACGGTGAAAACTTACGGCGCAAGTGACGATACGTGGGGCGCAAGTTTGACCCCTGATAATGTCAATGCTTCAGATTTTGGCTTTGCACTCTCTGTATCATTTGTTTCATCGTCTCTTAGTACCACGGGGGCGGTCAACTACATCGTCATTACCGTGACCTACACGGAAGGCGGCGGCGCAGTCGT